ATGCTGACATCACACCTCAGTCATCGTTCCGTCAGCAGATGAGTGCTCCCTCTCCCGTCAAGGAAGAGGCAGTCGTTGATGATGACGATGCCCTGTCCTACTTCGCTAAACTGGCGGAGGAGTGATGGGAGAAGCAGTACACGCTTGGAACTCCATGTCCTACGGGGAGGGGTTCCTCTTCTCTGTATGGGTCATCGGAATGTATTACATCAAACTTCGTATGGATAAGTTCATCAAGTGAACAAAATTATGCAAGTCCTAGGACACCCAGTCACACTGTTTAATCTGATGTTGGTTGGGTTTCTAGGATTGATTGAGGTGGTCCACACCAGATCACACTACACTATGGAGCAAGACGTTCACGGTCATGTACATCAGTTCTTGAGAAAGAATCCTGATACATGTGACAAAATTGATTATTGAGTTCTGCAAAACTGGGAAAATTTTTCCCGCATATTTTTCACTCAAAAGGTCGCACTAAACTGCGACCTTTTTTAATCTCTTGGAGATGAAGTCAGATGATTCTTTATACAGATTCTTTGTCTTAAACTCTTCAACAAATCTATCAAAGAAAACTCTCTTTAAAATAAAAATCTCTCGTTTCTTTTCATTCTGTGAGATTTCATAGTCATAGTTAGAAACAGGTGAACTTACAGTGTTACCTGGAACAGTTACGACTTGAGTGCCATCCCAGTAAGAAAATGGTGAGTTGTAGAAATTCTGGTCAACAATAAGATTACCTTCCAGTGCTAAGAGATCACCTGTTCTTACTTCACTAGTAACATAATGATGGATGCCACTGTAAGCACCATCGAAACCATATTTTGATTCTACTGTTTTTCTAAGTGTCTCTGAGTCGAGAGGGAAGGCAAACAATGGGTTGATAAAATTATTTGTCAATATGATTACCCAGTCATAGAATGCATCGCCATAGTATCTTTCGGCAATGTATTCTATCTTATCTCCATCTTCTACAGAATATTTTTTGTAGAAGGTAGCATACTCAAAGATGTCAGGGTTAACTTGATATCTTCTGAAGAAATTTTTTGCAGTTATGTAATCAGATTCTGAAAAAGGAAAACTTAGTGGCTTGGAATCGTAATTAACGTCTGGAATTAAAGAAAAGTACATTAGAATCCTCCTGCAACTTCATTAGTAAATATAACTTTGCTTTCTAGGAAGTTTATGCTAAGTTCTGTAGCAACTGGTGAACCGCCTTCATATGTTGCATAAGTTCCATCTGGAGTGTAATTTACTTGAACTCTTGTAATAGCACATGGTTTGAATTGTGCTACCCATGGGTTAGATTTAGATCCTGACATGAAAGTAAATTTGCATAAGTAAGGAACTCTAATAAAGTTATCTCCATTGATTTCAAAGTCCTTATCTTTCGTTTTCCCATCATCTGAAGCCTTAGATAATGATACATCAGACAAATTATCATCTGCTCCATATCTTGGGAGAGATGCTGCTCTAAATGCATCACATATCTTTTTGATGTTGGCTGCTTCGGTGGAATTTCTAGGAACCATTTTAAAAACCATTCCAATCTCTCTCATATTTGGAGAGTCGTAAAGAACTTCAGCATTTGGATTTAAAACAATACCTCTAGTTGATCCAGTGATATCATTTATAGTAAGGTTTCCTCCAACTCCAGGAATATTGTTTAATACATTGGAAACAACAGCACCTTGTATTGATTTTAAATTACCAGAAATATCTCCAGCAGCTTCTGCTATGTCGGAAAATCTACCAGCGCCTGCTGCTGCGATAGCAGTTCTACCTAAACGAGTAAATGATTTTGCTGACCAATCACTTTTTAATTCATTGCTGAGATCTTGTGGCATTGGTAGAACAATTGTTTCTACCTCTGTTACTTTATTTGTTTTGAGATCTAATACAGGTATAGATTTTAGATCTAACGATGAAACTGATGCATTATATTGAGCGTATGGATCTCCACCTCCAGTATCTGCATCTCTAGAAAATGGTGGTTTGTATTTACCGAATTGAAAAAATACATAGTCAGTATTTACAGCAATACCATCTTCTGGATATCTAACTGTACTCGCTCCTGATTTATCAGGTACTTTATTATTTAAAGGTCCCGAACTTATTTCTCCTTTACCTATAGGTTCAATTACTAAAGGGTTTAGTGGTTCTTTTGAAGTGCTATCAACTTCTTGACCAGTTGCATTTCTAGGTAAGGCAGTTCCTTTAATATTACTATTTTGCCAAGCTGGAAAAACTCCATCGTATACCCAGATTTTACCGTCAGATGCTCTGAAATAATCACCTTTCTTTGGGGTGTATGCCATTTATTTTACCATCTCTGTGTCTCTGCTTTTACCATATCCACGTATGACTCTCCTCCCTCTGATGCGGTCGTAATAGTTTTCATCTGTCTCCTCCCACACAAGTTCTTTAGTGTAAGGAAACTTGCCCATACTACCTTTTGCATTACGGATAAAGTTTTCAATGGGTAATAGAATCGCGGTGTCCCATTCTGAAGCGGCAAGGTCAAGCATCAAACCATCTACTTGACTGGTTAAGTATTTATGGAAGCATTTCTTAGGAACGTCTATTCTTCCTTCCATCAACTTTTTGATCACCATGATACGTTTCTTTGGTGCCATGTAATGTAGATTTACACCCCAGAATTCATCTGGATTTGCTTTCATGACATATACTAAAGGAAATGTGTCGTAGTATGGCAACCATTTCATTTTTGCTTTGTATTCAAACATGTAAAGATGTCCAGACACTGCATATCTTCTCAGCAGATTCTCATCTAGTTCTTCTTCTTGCCCTCTATTGTCAGTTCTCTCCTGTCTGATGATTTTTGATGGGTCTTTTTTGTATTCTGATGAAACTTTTTTTACAGCATTCTTATACCAGTTGAAGCTTTGCTTCTCTCCACCAGTCATATTGGTGATTTTTTCAAATATAGTTGTGTATCCAGTATTATCCTTGACAGCATTACGCTGAATAGTTGCAAATCCTTGTGCCATTGCTCTTTACCTAGAATAAGTGATCTTCTGTTAGGATTAAAAAATTCATCTGCCTATCCTCACAGAAGTCCTGAGCAGCGTCCCATTTGGCACGGTTCTTGACGAACGTCAGGGCAGCCCGTTTATAGGCAGCAGTCCTTTTGTTTTTGTCATTCGGTGGTTTTGTTTGTTTCTTGGGTTTTACTTCAATGATATATTTCGTTACCTTTCCTGACTTTTCACGAACTTTGATGTAGAAATCAGGGAAGTATCTATGCACTCGTCCATCAGTTGGACAACGATATGGTATGATGACTTCTTCACTACCCCACTCTAAAATTGAGGGATTGTTATCACAGAACACCATGAACTTTCGTTCCCATAATGATCTATAGATAATGCGAGTAGGATTGCCACGATACTTCTTTGGATTGACTGGTTTGTACAGTCCAGTATATGCCATAAATATATAAGATCCCACGATTATATTTAGCAGTGGCAGTAACAAAAATCGATGAGTTCATGAAGCGAATCGGTGTCAAGGGCGGAATGTCCATGACATCTGCTTTCGATGTTGAATTTGATTTTGCAGGAACTCCAGCAGCAGGATTAAATGCTGTGAGGGAATATTATTCTGGCACTGAAAAGGAAATAGTTACAATGTTGTGTGATGAAGCGCAACTTCCAAATGTTCAATCTGCTACTGCACAAATTACGGGAAGATATCTTGGCGAAGGTCCAATTTCATATCCACATACCAGAATTTACACAGATGTAAGTTTGGGATTCTTGCTAGACGCAGATTTGACGGCATTGAAATTTTTCACCGCATGGTATGACAGTATTTTTGGCGAAACTAATCGTACAAGTAGAATTCGTAACATAAACAGGGTCAATAAATTGAAGTTTATGGATGATTATGTATGTACTGCAAAAATAATGAAAACTGAACCGAATGAAAAAGCATCTAATGGAAGAAATCCCGTAACTTTTTTGTTAGAAAATTGTTACCCATATTCAATTGATGCAGTTCCATTGTCTTATGGAACTTCACAGGTAACTAGATTGACTGTTAATTTATATTATACTAGACATACTGTCATATATGATGAACCTCTAGAAACTGCCTCGGAATTTGCTGATAGAACTGGAAGACTCCCACCTGGGTAGCAAATTCACTTTTTCGATTCTATGAAAGCGGGAAAATTTTTCCCGCTATTTTTTGTCTGAAAAAGTCGCTAAATATAAATATGACCTTGGAGTTAATATAATGGCTTTGCCAACCCCTGGATATCCAACTTATGAGTTGGAATTGCCTTCTACTGGAAAAACTGTCAAATATCGCCCATTTTTGGTAAAAGAGGAAAAAGTCCTCTTGCTAGCAATGGAGTCGCAAGATGAAAAACAGATTACAAACGCAGTAAAGGATTTAATCAAAAATTGCGTAATTTCAAGAATTAAGGTTGAAAATCTGCCTAGTTTTGATCTTGAATATCTGTTTCTTAAGATTAGAGGAGCTTCGATTGGAGAACAGATCGTTCTGACTGTCACTTGTCGTGATGATGACGAAACACAAGTTGAAGCAGTTATTGATATCGATAAAGTCGAAGTTTTGAAACCAGATGGGCATGATAGAAAAATCATGTTTAACGATGAATTTGGTATCATGATGAATTACCCTAGCATGAAGCAATTTATTGATAGGGAATTTTTGCAGAAAGATATGAAAACTGATGAAGTTTATAATTTCATTGCTGATAGTATTGACCAAATTTTTCAAGGAGAAGATGTATATGACTCTTCTACCACTACAAAGAAGGAATTTCGCGAATTTATCGAAACTCTGACTACGAAGCAGTTTGAGAAAATTCAACAATTCTATGCAACGTCTCCAAAACTGTCACATACATTTAAAGTTGTGAATCCAAATACTGGAGTTGAATCTGAATATACTATTGAGGGTCTGCAGAGTTTTTTCGCATAGCCCTCTTCCAAAATAATCTGGAGGGGTATTATCGGATGAATTTTGCTTTGATGCAGTACCATAAATATAGCTTGACTGAGATTGAAAATTGGTTGCCTTGGGAAAGAGAAATTTATACAACTTTCCTTATGCAGTATCTTGAAGAAGTCAAGCAAAAACAAGAAGCAGCAAAGAATAGATAGTGGCAAATATCTCTCAGACATATAGTGGCGATTTTACCAGTTTTATCGCTGGTAAGTTGTTAAACGCTGCTGGAATGGCGAAGGGGGAGAGTGATAGAAGAGAAGAGAAGAATTTAGAAAAAGCAAGACCAGGGTCTTTATTTGCGAGAGCACTACAAAGTGAGTTTGGTGGTGACTTGTACAATAGGACTCTAGGGAATTTTGATCCTAGAAAAGGTGCAGGAGAAACTGATAGATCTACTTCAAAAGAAGGTCGTTACAAAGCACAATTTGGTGATGTTCCCTCAAAGTCAAAATCTGACCTAGAAGACGCTGAACAAGAATTATTCAAAGGTGATGATTCTATACCTGTAAAAAATGTAGATGCCAGAGAGCATATATCGAAAATTATTGGCGTCGGACTGGATGTAAAACTAATTCAAGCAGATGCTAGAATTCAGAAGGTTTCTAATCAAGTATCATCTGTACAAGACACTGTTGTACAAACACAAAAATTATTAGTAGATCAAACTGAATTATTGGGAGAAAAGTTTGATACTATTCTTGATGTTTTTTCTGGTCAATTAGCATATCAGCAGAAAATATCAGATGAAGCAAAAGCAAGAAGAAGAGAAAACGAATTAGAACAGGAAAAGGATTTATCGACTACTAGAAAGATTGAGGGGGGTTTTAAAACAAAAAAGAAGGGACCAGATGTTCTTGGTAATGTTCTTGGTGTAGTAGCAGATATGCTGCGAGGGAAAAAGGGAAGCAAGGCAATTGCACAATTGTTGAATGCGTTAAAAAGTAAAGCATCTTCTGCGTCAAAAATTAAGGCGGCATTGGGTGTAGCTAGAACCCTTTATGGAGCAAGAAGAGATACTATTCGTGGTAGAGCAGCATTTAACTTTGGAAAGGGTTTATATGATAAATTAAGAACGGATACTCTTGAAGAAGCTATTGGAATAGTTCCAAAACGCTCAAAACTTGATAAAATTAAAGAATTTATCACAAATAAACCAAGAAGTCCTGTTAGACCAAGAAGTTCTATTAAAACAGGAATTGATAGTTTTGATAAAGAAATTCTTTCTGGAATATTAGAAGTTGAAGTTGATCAATTAACTAATGAAGTAAAGAAACCTGGGACACTTAAAAAGTTAAAAGACGCCGCAGCAGATGGACTTATTGACTCCGCAGATCTTCCTAGATTAGAAAACAGTGTAAAATCATTATCAAGAACTAATATTGCTAGTCCAATTAAACCAGTAACTACTGGTGCTGGTCCTAAAATGGCTAACGAAGTTACTGAGAAATTGGGAACCACGGGTGGTGCTCAACTTCTAGAATCTGCTGGAAAGAAAGGATCTTCAAAAGTACTTGGCAAAGCAGGTAAATTTGTTCCTGGTTTAGGAACTGGTATCGCTCTTGCAGAAGCGGGATATAGATTTACTCAGGGTGATACAACTGGTGCTCTTTTAAGTTTAGGTTCTGCACTTCCTATTCTTGGATGGGGATTTACTGCAATTGATATTGCTAGAGATCTTGGATACAATCCAATGGGTCTTCCAGAAGTACCTCAGCAATTTGAAAGAGGAACTAATTTAACAAAACCTGGATTAGCAGAAGTGCATGGAACCGAGGCAATTCTTGGCAAAAAAGATAGATCTGATAT